TCTTCCATGCGTATTTCGTGTAGCCAATATCCAGCCACGGGCAGACGTGCTCCGGACCACTCACGATGATGGCGTCCAAAGACTTCAGTTCCTCGATGTTGGGGATGCGCTGCTTGAATGCGGCGAGCTGCATTGGGTTTGGCTTATCGTTCGGGACGATGGGGATATCGGTTACGTCGTGGCCCATGCGGAGAAGCGTTGCGACCAGACCACCGGACATGCTCCACGCGGAGTATTGGGATTGAGGATAGACTACGCAAACCTTCATACAGTCCTTTCACTTCGCCAATCTGTCGAGCGCCGCATCAAACCACACTCTCCACTCCTTCATCTTCCGGACGTTTGCGGCCTCGGCCACACAGTTTTCCGTGTTCACTGGACGGCAGAGCGCCTCATTCGCCATGTTGTTGAGGTGCCTTCCCCGTTCTGACTGGAACACCTTTTCGAGCGCGTTCATCACTGAGGAATTACCACGCATCTCGCGCAGTAGGGTCAACTCTTCGAGGTTGAGTCGTTCGTTGGCGTCCATAAGCTATTTCTTCTTCGGCGGTGCTGCTGGTTCTTCGTGCGCTGGCTTTTCCAGGTTGGACGCTGCATCTGCCGCGTCACTGGCATGCTTTATAACATCTCCCATGCCTTCAACGTGAGTCAATTCTGTGGGCAACCCCAGTTCTCCAAGAACCTTCGCCTTCACGTCGGCAGGCAACTCATCGTACTTGATAGCGATGGAAATTGTGGCCTTGACCGGGGGAACCTTCGGCGCGGGCGGTGGCGGAGGCAAAATAATCTTCTCTGGCGATACTCCTGGCGTGGCCTTCGCCAACTGCGTGAACACTTCCCGCAGATTCACAATGTCTGGATGCGCGGCGCCAGCCTGCGCGAACCGCAGCAACGCTCCCACCCTGAACTCATCATCAGCGGCCAGTGTCGAACCCTGCTCGGGCAGGATCTCGTACTCGTTCTGGAAGTCCATCGCGGAGACATTGATGGTCTTGGCGTTGCCGTTCTCTCCGCGAATTGAAAGCGCGTCAATCCGCTCGAAGTATTGCTTCGGCACTTTCATGCCGTCCTTCTCGCCGTCCGGAAGCCCTTGCTGGTCGAGCCACAACCACATCTCTGCGATGTCGCGCACACCCATGCCCAGATTATCCAGTAAGTCTGCGGTCACGCTATCCGAAGCATTGGCCTGCAGCTTCGCCGTAGTCGCAAACTTTCCTACTCCCGCCTGGTCGCTCGAACCTGGCGCGTAGTCCACGCTGGCCGGGTCCGCGTCCTGCATCTCCTTATCGATCACTGCCATGTCCTGCCACGCGCTTGCCGGTAACTGCGCCATCTGCTCCATCTGCGCATCATTCGGGTTCTCGAGCTCGAGCACGCGCAGCATTCCCGTGCGAATCACGTTGTACTCGTCGATGTCTGCGCCCTTCCGCGTCTTGAAGAATGGTAGAAGCACGTTATTGATGTAATCGGTGATCTGCCCCTGCCGGGTGTTCTTCAACTGCAACAGGTACTTCGTCACCTTCAGCGTGCTTAATCCGATACCGCCCAAGAAGTCCGGAATCAGCACGATTTCGTGGTAGAGCGGCTTGCCGTAAGTCTCCCACGGATACCAGAGCCTCCCCAGGTAGTCCGCCTCTTCGCCTACAAAGTCAATGCACAGGTAGCCGTCAATCATCGTGTGCCGCTCATCCACCATGAACCGCTTCTTGTTGTGGCGCTGCGGCTTTCCCGCGGTCTTGGGGTCGGATATATTCACCTCATCGCGCATCCATCGGCGCAGTGTTAATTCCTTCTCGTCCAGGGAATTCCGCTCACCACTCGCGCGGTCAAGCAACTTCTGACATAGCTGCGGGTTATCGAATACTTTCTTCTCTTCTCCTGTGCGCGGATCAATCGAAACCTGATTCTGCCAATACTTCAGCCAGTCCTCATCTCGGATACTGTTCTCGATGATCTCGGCAGAATCGTTCAGTGAGCGAAAACCGGATTCGGGATAGATGTCACCTATGAAGATATTCGCCAGCACTGGGCCGCTGTACTTCTTTACCTGCGCATCCACCATCGCGCTGTCGCCGTGGTCCACCAACGCCTGAGAAACTTCGGCGTCGGTAAGGCTTTGGTCCATCATCTCGTCGGGGATGGCCTCCATCGCCGCGGCAATCTCGGGGTCGGAGGAATCCTTCAGGCTCATCAACTCGCCTTTGGTTAGCGTCTTGGTGAGCTTCCGCAGCCGGCGAACCACGGTCACGTTATCCCAATAGGTCTTCGTGACGCCCCAGCCGAACGCATAGGACGACTTTACCGCCGCTTTGAACGCTCGCTGGGATTCGCTTCTGTCCCATTGGTACATGATTCCCGCCGCGGCGCGCTCAGCCATCATCATGCTCTGCGCATCATCGTCAGGACCGCCGCGGAGTCTCAGGTTGGGGGGATTGCGGGTTAGGCGCGCCGCACCGCGTATCCACATCTTGAAATGGTCGGGAGTGCAAATGTTGGTGCGGTTCAAGTCCTCTACTGATTCATCATCCTTGTTGCGGTACATCAGCTTCTTGGTGCGCCCGTGAATGTTGCGGTAAATCTCGGCCAGTTCTCCGTAGTAGTTTTCGTTTAAGTAACGACCGCTGGACTTGCGCTGCTCGATAATCTCTTCAACGATCTTCTCTGGATCGTTCTCGAAGCTCTTATCTTTTCCAGCCTGATTGGTCGTGGTGTTCTCTTGGGCCATGCACCTGTCCGCTACGAGGGAAAGGCGGGGCTCTCGTCAACCCCGCCGATTGGTTACTGCAAATGTTTGCAGTTACCGGATTGGGTAAGCGCCCTTGCGCCGATCCGCGAAGTTGATCGGGTGGTTCGCCGTGCGCCGCTGCGGGCCATTGTAGGTCTGGTTGCGCTCGCCCACATTGGTCGGGTAACGCGCGTCCACACGTGTATCGCTGTGAACTCGACGGTCAGCGAAGTTAATCTGCCTCTGCGCTACGCGGCGTTCGTTCTCCCTGCCCACAGGGAACTCCACGCCCTGACGCATGCGCGCATTGTAGTGCTCTGCCGTCTCATCTGTGTCACGGTGAATTGGTGCCTCACTGCGCACTCGCGCGGTGTACGCTTCGTCGGTTTCTCCCGCCAGTCGTGGCGATCCGGAATGTACGCGAGCGTTGTATTCCTCTTCCGACTCGTTCGCGTGCTGCCCTTCTCCTGCGCACATCACGTCCTGCAACACGTTGCCGATGGAAACGATCTTGTTGAACGTGCGGAACCGCGGAGCATTATCCGGAACGCGCACGTTATTCTGATCTCGGCCATCGGTGAAGCCACCACCATCAACGCGCCGCCCATACCGTGAATCGCCTTCGGTGGAATTACGCGAGTCATTCTGAGCATATCCAGAGTTCTGCACTCGTCGATCCGCGAAGTTGATCGGGTGGCTCGAAATTCTTTGTTCTGGTCCATCGAAGCCTGCGACAGGGTAACGCGAATCGGCAGGAAAGCGGGAATCGGTTTCATGCAGACGCACAGATTCCGGCTGTCCAACCATCGGAGACGTTCGCACGTCGCCCACATCATGAAAATCACGCCGCGTTGGTTGCCCGATCATGGAAACGGACGCTGGCGGGGGAGCCAACTCTTGCACGACCATTGCCGACGCTTCCTGATGGTTGCGCGCGCAAACCAGTTCGGTGATCTCGCCACTGATTCCAGTTTGCTGGTCGGTATCTCGGACTCCCGGCCCTCGGCTCACTGTGACTTGGTGGTACTTCACTCGGTACACGTTCAATCGAATCATTTGGTTCTCCTTCTGCGGTGACCTCACGCTCGATGATAGTAAGCCGATTCCAAGCGAATTGCTACGGAGATTTTAGTCATGCGCGTGGACGTGCCTCTCTGCTTCGGCGTCCTCTCGCGGTGCGCGCGACGGCAACGCAAACCGCGGTCGTGCCGTGTGGATATAATGAGCCCCGTCTAAGCAGTGCTTCCTGTACGAGATAATCCGCTCTTCTGACTCTCGCGTTGCCGTGCCATCCTTCAGGTCAAACGCTGTTCGTGGATCATTCTTTGGGAACCGCACGTTCTCCAGCTCCAGAATCGTTTCCTCGCATCCCTCGAAGATGTGCCCACGCGGTGGCCCTACGGCGCCGCCCTGCCCCTCGATGCGCCCTGAGAAGTCTCCATTGATCGTGTCTACCGCCTTCTCGAGTGCGTTGTGTCCCTTAATCGCCGGCTCGAAGTTAAGACTGAAGCTCTTCCGCTTCTCACGCCGTAGTCGATAGCCATTCGATCTGTACGCCTCGAAGTAGTCCTCGTTCTCTTGGTCGCTGTTGGCTGCGGAGCCGTGCGTGTCCATTACGCGCTTGTAGATGTGCAGCTCCTTGCCGTTCGCCCAGCGGAAGCATTCGATCTTCGCCGCGGAGTCCGACTCGAGCCATTCAATCACCTCGGAGTATTCGGACGTGCGGTATCTCACGCCATCCACCGGCCACAACTCACCGCACTGCACCCACTCTCCGGATGCGTTGAAGGCTTTCCAGACGAATGCGTGCGGCGTCCTCATGTGTGGATCACAGGCCATGTAGATAGTCCACTGGTAACGGTTGGTCACGTCGAAGGGCTTGCAGGAGTTTCGCTTGCGGTTGAAGTCTGGATATAGCAATTCTCCTTCGAGGGCCTCGTACTCAACAAGCATCTCTCTTCTGAACCGTGCTTCACTGGTATAGGAAGCCTTCAGTTTCGCAAGCCGCTCTTCCGTCATTGAGGAATCTGCGGTGTACAAGAGTTTGAGCACGGGAATTACAGCGCCAGGTCTTCCCTGCGGTATCCGTCTTAGGGTTACGCCTTCCATCTACGCCGCACCCCGCATGGCCCTGTCCTGTCCACGCTTCCAGATTCGCCCTCGCTCGCGCTTGCAGGAGTAGCACCTGAGATCGGCTTTGCCAACCTTACAACTGAGTGGAGCGTCTGTCGGCTCTCCGCACATAGGACACATACTCACTTGATCGCTAAGTTCGGGAAGTTTCTCCACTCGCGCGCATCCTGGCGTTGGGCATCTGAACATCCCTTTGTAGAGACTGTATCTGAACGATTTACCGTACTGGCCACCATACGCACACTTCACCCGCTCATGCGAGCCCAGCATCACCATTGCGCATAGATGATAGGGGCAGTGGGGCACCTCGAAGGCGACCACCGGCTGCTTGGCTATGAATTCATCTACCATCCGTGCCGCTCGTTCGGGCTCACAGGAGAAAAAAGGAAGCCAGCGGAAGAGCTTCGTCCACGACGTCAGTATCTCTACGGCGGTGGAAGCGGCGGGGTGGAATGCGAAGCTCGTCAACTCATCCTCTCCACCCGCTTACCGCTCAGTCGATGCTGCGGGCCGTAGATGGCGAAGTTTAGGATGATGCCCTTTGCGGTCTTGATGCGGTAGGCTGTGCCCGCCTGGTTGGATTTGTGCTTGAGCAGCGAAACGTGCATTGACTCATAAATCCTGCCAGGCACTTTTGATGGTCCTAACATGATAGAGCCTCTGGCACTGCGTCCCTCGTTAAATCTCTAAACCAACTCGGCGCCGCGGAGCTTATCACTTTGACGTGCGGCACACGACTGGAAATTGCTACGTCGAATGCCTCTCCACCGTTCTCGATGAAGCACGCCTCGTCAACAAGCAACCTTGCCGGATGGAGTGCACGAATCACGTTTGGGTCTTTTCCAGGTAGCGCAAGACATTGCCCTCCCGACGCAAATTGAATGCGGTCATACGACTGCCGCTCTTTCGGCCTCAACACTGGAAACATATGTTTGAGCGCGGGGTGCTGCTGTTCCCAGAGAGTCCATGCGTAGTCCCTGAGCACAAGCGCGCGCCGCTCGTCCTGTGCCCAAAAGATGGCCGTCGCCGGAGGATGAGTCATAACGTAATGCAGGTCTTCGGCTACCGCCCACCAGCTCGCCATCATCGTGCGGCTCTTCTCGACGAATAGGATTGGTTCGCGCGCGGCTAGGTCGTGCAACACCTTGAAGTATTCTCGATCTGGAAAAGGTTTATAGGGATGGTCGGGGTCTTGCTCGTCTCTGGTCTTCGTAAAATTCTTCATCCAATAGAGGGAATCTGAGATCGCCTTGCGTAGCTTGAGAACGTCTTGGGCAAGCTCGGGGTTTTCCTTCACCGCTTTCTGTAACTCTTCAACTGTTCCTATGTTCATCCACTACCCTCGCCGCCGCCAGTTCCTTGCCTGTATTCTCAGGCTCTCCTAAGAGCTTACCGGCCTCCGGAGACATGAGAAGTCCCACGTTGATCGTCAGTCCTGTGACAACTTGCCCACCCTCTTCGTCCACACCATTATTCCGCGGCGTGATCCTCCAGATTCGAGCGAGGCTGTCTGCAGCGTGCAGTTGGACGTCGTGTGCTTCTACTTCCCTTGAGTCTGTGACGATTCCCTCTTTGGCCCAGAACTGGGTTTCCTTCGCTTCGAGCTTCTGTTTGAACTTCAGCAGTATCTTTTCAGGGGGGATTCCGAGTTTCAGTAATAGAGCCGGGAGAACAGCGCCCATCCTGTTTAGGGCGTAATGGGCAGATTGTGGTCTACCGTATCCCGCCTTCCTGCCTGCCTCTGCGATGTTATCCCCTGCGGCTATCCTCTTG